AGCTTCTCTACTCCATCCAACTGAAACTGCCATAAGGATTTATCTCCTTATGCTATTCTAATTAGACCGTTCGTAGCGTCTGCGTTAGGAAACTGTAACTCAAATGTACCGTTAGTAGATGTTTTAACTCCGCCAAAATCTAAAACTGCAATAGAAGAATTACTATTGTTTGCGTTATAGATTAATGCAGCTTGAGCTGAAATAGTTGCGTTTGCAAAAGAAACGTTATCAGCATCAAAAATAGCAGTTGTTCCATCTGTAGAGATAGTAACGTTAGTTAAAGTAGCACCGCCTGTTGTATAGTTAGTACCGCTATTTGAAATTTCATTAGCAGTTGTGTATGCAGCAGTGTTTTCATTTAGAGTAGCAGTATTGTCGTAAAGTGCACACTTCAATGTCTGAGCTTCTAAATTTCCGCCAGGCGACATTAAGTCTTGCTTAAACGACACTGTAATCGCTTGAGATATTGCCATGTTTATTGTCCTCCAGTTAATGTGTTTTCGCCTAGTGGACTACCTGGAAACTTGTAGTCAGTTCTTCTGTTTCTACGAGCTTCGTTATTAATAGCAGCCACACTTTCGACATACTTTTGTTTGTATATATTATAGTCTTCCATGTTCTTTGTAAAGAGATTTGCTTCAGATAAACAACCAAATAAAAGAGCATCAGAAGCATTTTCAGTATACCAATTAGTAGTATTAGTATTAGATAATGGATTAATTCTTCCTTGATAACCTAATTCCATAGTATATGCAGCATCTGGTGTAGGAGCTAAATATAATGTAGTATCATCAAAATTAGCAAAATATTTAGGTTGTGCTGTTAAAGAAGAATCAGGCCAATATTCTTGTAAATACTCTAATGGTTTAATTTCTAAAAATACTCTATTACCTGAGCTATCTATTATATTTAAATAATTTAAAAGCATGGGTTCAATTGCTGATGGAAGTGTTATAAATCTATCTCCTATAGAAGTAGAAGAAGTTACGTTTTGATTAAAACCTGTAGGATCAATTTCTCTAGATAATTTTAGTTGAGTATTATCAATAAATGTATCTAATTGAGCTACAAAATCAGTTCCTGTATTTTCTGCCCAAGTTTGTATATCAGTCTTTAGACTGCTGTATGTCATTGGCATTATTTTCTACTCCTTCAACTTTAAACTTAGTCCATACATGACCTCTAAAAGCATATGTACCATAATGCGTAAGAGGACTATGTAGATCAGCGTATATCTTTCCACCGATTTTTTGCCATAATCTGCAAAAAGCATAATCTTCTGATAAATATCTATTACTTTTTTCATCAATAATACAGTCAAAAAATGCATAACAATTGTCACTACTAAATCTTTCTCCATTTATTATTTGATCGCTAGTATATTTAAGATTAGGATAAGCTTCTATCATTTTATAAAATACTTCTTTTTTAATACACATAAAACCTGTTGCTGCATCTAAAACTTCAGTAAATCCATTTTTAACTTCTATATTTAATGGATTAGCAAAGTTTAAATTATATCCTAAAGCTTTTTGTTCTAAATTTTCATAATCTTTTTTTTCAGCATAAGATTTAACTGAATTCCAATCTACAGATTTTCTAGGATATATTCCGCAAGCTACATCATAATCACTTTCTAATAATCTCATTATGGCTTCTCCACCAAAACCTATATCGCTATCTATAAACATTAAATGTGTAAATCTATTTGGATCTTTTTTATCAGCATCTAAAAATTGAGTTACTAAAGTATTTCTAGCTCTAGTAATTAAACTTTCATTACCCATAGTATTTAAATGTAATTGTATTCCTCTTTTACCAGCTTCGCCTACTGTATTTAAAATACCGTGTAAATATGATTCTGTTAATTGACCGCCATAGCAAGGAGTTGCGATCATAACTCCTAATTTTTTTTGATTTGTCATGTAGACACTGTAACACTTCCTAAAGCAGTTTGTAACAAATTTGTGCTTGCTTGTGCGACACCTACATTAGAAACAGATCCTGATGTAGATGGATATATTAAAGTAATTTGATTAGGAACACCTCCAGTAGCTGATAAATTAGCTTGAGGTCTAGCGTTCTGTAAAGATTGTGCATCTGTAAAATATGTTAAATCTAATTGTGGTTGTTTCTTTTCAAACTCTGAAGTATGTACTAAACTTCCATTCCATTCAAATACCATTTCATTATATGGGAATTCTAAACCAGAACGATCAGAGATAGCTCTAGCATGTTTACCACCTGAAAATTTTTGATGAGGTGCTCTGTGAGGTTTATTACTTCTATCAGCAAATCTTGGCATTAGTTATAATAACTTGTTGATGGCAATATTCTCGTAGATGGAGAATCATCACCTGCGATTAATCTTTCATAAGCTTGTTCGTAATCTAATTTTAATTCAGCTCTAGTTGCTTGATCTATACCAGTTCTTTTTTTAGACATATAATAAGCTAAACCTGCACACATACATTCAAAAGCTCTAAATGGTATATCAATATTTTGTTCTACTCCATTTACAGTAGAAGCTGTAATATCTTGTATTTTTCTCATTCGATAATATCTTAATGTGTAAGCTTGATCAGGTGTTGGATAAATTCTTACTACAGGAGTATTTAATCTTTGTAAATAAAATTGTGTAGGTCTTGATTGAGAAGTTTTATTTGATATAGCAGCATAATCATTAATACCTAAACGTGTCATTGAATATTCTGTAGTTCCATCTAAAATATTTGCGTTAATAATATCAACTGTATCATAGTCTAAAGTATATTCATTAGTACCTTGACTAATTGATAAATCTTTTAATTCAACTGTCCATTGATTGTAACCACGATTAGCCCAATCACTAAACATAATATTTAAACTACGTCTAGCTGATCTTACATCATAGCCTAAAATAGGATCTCCTCCTATTCTATCAAAAGCTTCTTGTATAACATCATTAACAGTTAAGTTAAATGTTGCTGTTCCTGAAGTTGCCATTATGCAAAGCCATTATGCAAAGAAACAAGTTACAGCACTTGCACCATTTGCAGAAATATTAACTTTTAAATTAGTTCCAAATTTTACACCTTCATCTGGTAAACTTATGTTAATAGGTCCACTATCAGCACTAGCACCTGTTGATACAACGAATTTAGTAGTAGCGTCATCTACAAAAGTAACAGTTCCAGCAACAGCACTAGGTGTGATAATGAAAGCTTTTAATCTTGTAGGTCCAGCAAATACCGCAACGTTAGAACCTTGAGTGGTTACACTGTTTGCAAATATATCAGATCCTGCCATATTTTCCTCCTTAAGCTAATCCTTGTTTTTTTAATTCTTCATATAATAACGCAATTCTGTCTTTTGGGCTAGTTGTTTGTTGCGTTATAAATGGTTTTACATAATCAGTCGCCATTATTTTTTGAAAATCAATTGGTTTATTCAAATCTAAACTACTTACTGTATCTCTAAAAGGAGATTATCCAGTTCCTAATGGTGTTTGTTCTGAAAATTTATCTAATACTTTTTCTATATCAGCTAGTTTTTCATCTAACTGTTTTTCTTTACCTTCTTCTTCTTTTTTAGCAGATTCAGCTTTTAAAATTTCTTCAATACTTTCAGTTCCTGGTAAATCTTCAGTTTTACCAATTTCTTCTTGTTCTTTAGTAGGTTTATATTCTTCTTTAGCTTTTTCTACTTCATAAATTTTTTCTGCTGTAGTTCTAGTATCTTCATCTTCGTTTTTACCGAAAATATTTCTAAGAGCTTCTCCTGCAGATGTTATTTTTTCAAACATTATATCTCCTTATTTACGAGGGCCCGAAGGCCCTCAGAAATATTAAGTTACGTTATTGTTTTGTACGTATTGTACAGTTACAATAGCTTCACCAGTAGTTCCATCTCCATCTGTAGCTGTAAATACAGCAACAACATTAGAATCAGATGTTCCTACATCGTCTAAGTTAGGAATAGCAGCATCAACTGGAGTTGTTCTTGCAACCGCTTTAGCGTTTGAAGAAGCAATATATGCAGTTCCGTTTGCGTCAGTTCCTACTGAAACAGTAGCAGCGTTAGTATCATCTGCTGCTGCAACAACATCTAATTTAACATCGATGATTTGAGAGTTAGCTGGAATAACAGCAACAGTTGTGTTTGCTGTAGCTCCAGTTAAAGCAACTGATTTAGATTGTACCATTTGTACAAAACCAGTATTTGTTACATCAGTTCCTAAAGTAGTACCAGTAGTTTCTTTAATAGTACCAGCTTTAATAGGTCCTGAAAATGTAGTTGTTCCCATAGTCTACCTCCTTAGTAGTCTTCTTTCGAAGTCGTAGGGTTAAATACTAGGCGTATTGCTACGCCTAGTATGATTATATTATTATGCAGCTCCTTCCGAACCGTAGATACTTCTCCAGTCAGTGAAACCGAAAGAATATCTTTCTCTAACTTTGTATCTTAGATTTCCAGATTCAAAATCGCCTTCAACAGCTTTTTTCATTGGAGCTCTAACAAAGTGTTTCATTCCATCAGGACAATCAGTCATAATGAAGTATTGATCTGGATCAGTTAATCTTTGATTAACTACTACGCCTCCAGGAATCATACCCATATTTCTCATTGCATTGATATCATTGTCTGCAGTTCCCGGTCTTAAATTAGACTTAAGGATTC